CTGTAACTCTGGCTCATGGGAAGCTATCCCCTGAAAGGTAGCCCCGGAAACGGGAGAATCGAGCATCCACAACGCCTGCGCTGACCCGCCCATGTCAACAGGCAACCGCGAAACCAGTAACTGGACAGGATGTGAGATAGGCAAACCAGCTTCGGCTGGCGGGAGATCGGTTCACCATTGTGGATCGGGTGATGAGTATCTGACCGAAGGGTCACCGGGGCAACCCGGACGCGAGAGAGCCTCCAGCGCCACTGGACTTTCGCGGGAGAAAATGGGCTTGTTGTATCTAAAATAAAATGGAGAAAAAAATGACTACTGACGAACTAATTCAAAAATGCACAGACTGGAGCAGAGAGCGCAAGATACTGGAATACGCCAACCCATTAGCACAAGCACTAAAGCTAGTTTCTGAGATGGGTGAACTGGCAGACAACATCACTAAAGGCAAAGACATCCGGGATGATATTGGAGACTGCATCGTTGTCCTGAATAACTTAGCTGTGATGAATGGCACATCACTAGCTGATTGTTTAGCTGTAGCCTATGACGACATTAAAGATCGTAAAGGCCAGATGAATGCCAACGGGGTTTTCATCAAAGAATAAAGGGGGTTGTATGGAACTGAGAGAACACCAACAGCAAGCAATCGAAATGATTCGGGATGAATTCAAAAAGGGGAATAAGAGGGTTTTGCTGGCGGCGTGTTGTAGCTTCGGCAAGACCCATACGGCAGCCTACATGGCCAAGCAGGCTCAGGACGCAGGCAAGCGCGTAGTCTTTTTTGCAGATCGAGTTAAGCTGATAGATCAGACTCTGAAGGTCTTTGATGAGTGGGGCATTGACTACGGGGTGCAGCAGGCTGATCACTGGGCAGCCAACCCAAGCGCCCCGGTACAGATTTGCTCAGTGCAGACAATCACCCGGCGGGGCTATGAACGGCTCAACTTTGAATTGGCGATCTGGGATGAGTGCCATACCCCGTGGAAAGTCTTGACGGAAATGCTGGAGAAGTGGGACGGACGCAAGATGCACTACGTGGGCCTCTCAGCCACGCCGTACAGCAGGGGTCTTGGCCTCATCTGGGACAAAATGATCGTGCCAGTGAAGCAGACAGAACTTCTGGAGCAGGGTTACTTGGCCCCGGTTCACTACTACGGCGGCAGAAGTGTTGACGTTAGCAAACTGAAAACGAAGGCGTTGCCCACTGGGGGATCAGACTACCACCCAGACGCTCTGGCAGAGGCCGTGGAGAGCGATGACAAGCTGACCGGGGACATCGTAAGGAACTGGCTGGAACACGGAGAGAACAGCCAGACAATCGCTTTCAGCCCCAGCATCAAGCACAGTGAATTCTTGGTCAAGATGTTTAATGATCATGGCATCCCAGCCCGGCATATTGACGGATACACTTCGGAGAAAGACAGAAAGGAAATCTACCGGGCGCATGAGGCCGGGGAGTTCAAGATACTGTCTTGCTCGAAGCTGCTGGGCGTGGGCTATGACTCACCCCAGACCCGCTGCCTGATTGACTGCTACGGCACCAAGTCAGCCATCGCGTACCAGCAAAGGGCTGGGAGAATCCAACGCACCCACCCTGATAAACCTTACGGCATCTATTTAGATCACAGCGGGAACGTGAGTCGGTTCGGCTTTGCCCATCTCATGGAGCCATCCCAGCTGGACATGAAGGAGAAGCGCTTCAGTGAAGCCGGGCAGATTGAGAAGAAGGAAAAGAAGGACGATTCGGTCAGGGACTGCCCAAGCTGTGGCAAGATCATGCAGGGGCTTTCTTGTGTCTGCGGATACAAGATCACGAGCCGGGAGGCTCTGGAAAGCGATCACACGATGCTGGTCAAGCTGGACGATGCCAAGCCTACCGCGCACTCGATGGAAAGCAAGGCGGTCTGGATGGCTGCTCTGACCAAGTACGGCAAAGATCGGGGATACAAGAAGGGCTGGGCGGCATGGACGTACAAGAAGAAGTTCGGTGTCTGGCCCCGGTCACTCAAGCCTGTCAGGGTCGAAACCATCCCCCCGGAGGTCAACAATTTCATCATTTCCCGCAACATTGCTAATGCAAACAGACGAGAGACTTGGAGATAAAAATGAATAACTCGCTGTATAAAACAGACGAAGAAACGCTAATCTCTTTCAGCGGCGGCAGGACATCGGCCTATATGCTTTACAGGGTGTTAGAGGCTTATGATTTCACCCTTCCTGATAACTTCTGCGTTCTCTTTGCCAATACCGGCAAGGAAATGCCTCAGACTTATGATTTTATCCACCGCTGTTCTGAGGAATGGGGTGTCAAAATAACGTGGCTTGAGTACGGGGGCCGGGAGCCAAAACCAGACTCTGAGCATTACAACTATTTCTACAACGTGGTTGATTATGAAACGGCCTCACGCAACGGGGAACCCTTCAAAAGATTGATTAGCGATACCAAGGCGTTACCTAATCCAATGAGTAGAACTTGTTCGGGGCAGATGAAAATCCGAACCATGAGAAGGTATTTGGAAAATGAGAAGGGCTGGGAGGTGCCTTTCCAATCATTTATAGGCATTCGCGCTGACGAGAAGCGAAGGGCAGTGAAGATACATAACAAGATAAGTGAGGGGCAGGAATGTTGGTGTCCACTTTATGCTGATGGAGTTACAGTCAATCAGATTGCGGAGTTCTGGAGAAAATCATCCTTTGATCTTGAACTTCCCAACAATAATGGCGTGACCGACTGGGGTAATTGTGATCTTTGCTTTCTTAAAGGCCAATCAAAGAGACTTTCAATCATCAGGGAGAGGCCAGACCTTGCTGATTGGTGGATTGAGGTTGAGAACAACCACAACGATGTTTTTGATAGGAATGGGCTAACTTATGAAAGGATGAAGATTATAGCTACTGACCAGCAATCAATGGATTTTGGTGACGATGACACAATACCCTGCTTCTGCGGCGAATAAACTGTTGACACAAGTAAACAATACTGTAGAATTGGAACCATTGAAGCAAAGGGTGCTTCAGCAAACGGAGAAGAAAATGAAACTAAGAAATAAACTGTTTGGCGATATGCCTAATTACGAAATCATTGAAGAAATTGTCGGCGGCCTTTGCTTTCTGGCCCTGATTGGCGCACTGATCGTTTTATACATAACAGCATAAGGGGAAAACCATGAGACTACGAGATCTGTTGACAGATTATTACCAAGAGTTCTTCAACCATGCTGGCGAGATTGACCCCAGCAACCGGGCGCTAAATTTGGTGGCAGACTGGATACTTGAGTTCAGCGACTACCCGGAAGAAATGTGGGAAGACCCCAAAGATGCGAAACTCATCGCCAAAGCCTGCGTTACCACTAACTTTGATGACTTCGCCGCAATGGCGGGTGCCATCAGGATCAATGCCCGGCGCTACGCTATGCGACTGATTGATGATAACTCAGACATTCTTTGCAATCTGTATTACCAACAGCCAGAGCCAGAATACGACCCGCTCATGGATCAGATCAAAGCCATCCACGCAGACTACCAAGCCAACTTTTAATTTCTCCAAGCACAAGGATGTGCGCCTTTGAAGGGGTAACGTATGACAAGTAGACACGAAGAGTGGATCGAAGAGCATTGCATCGAGCATTACGAACTGCGTGATCCATCTGAAATAACTGAAGAACAGCTCATAGAATGCCTCACAAACACTGAGGCTAACGAAAAGATGTACTACCGAGATCGCTCCCAAGAAACCATATTGGTATCTGATGTTCGTGAGTATCTGGAGAAGCTGGAAAAAGAGTTTCATGATAATCGCCTCCGTCTTGTGCATAGCCGAACTGATCTACCATGAGAGCAGGTCAGAGCCAATCGAAGGCCAGATAGCAACCGGGCAGGTGGTTATGTCAAGAGTGGCAAGCCACCATTTCCCTGATAACCCCTGTGATGTAATCAAGCAGGGAGGGGAACGCAAGTACCGATGTCAGTTCACCTACTGGTGCGATGGTAAGCCAGAAACAATAGCCAACCAATCAGCCTACGGTCAGGCATTCCTTATTGCCATAGGAGTGTACTTCAACCTGTACCCAGACCTAACAGACCAAGCCACCCACTACCACGCCGACTACGTCCAGCCAGAGTGGTCAAAGCATTTACACCAGACAACCAAAATAGGTAGACATATCTTCTACAAAATGTGATAAACTTCGGACGGTTATGAAACCGAAATTCGCATTCTCAGACGAAGATATTAAGAAGATTGAAGAACTTGCTTCTTCAGTTACCAAACAGCAACTCGCAGATTATTTTGGTATTTGTTTCAATACGCTACAGAGATGTCTTAACGAAGACCCCAGAGTAAATGAAGCCTACAGGCGGGGTAAGGCTAAAGCCGTTATAGACGTAGCTGGATCAGTGCTTTCAGAAGCCCGTACAGGCAATATGCAGGCTGCTATCTTCTACCTGAAAACCCAAGCAGGCTGGAAAGAAACTGACCGCAAAGAGATCAGCGGTATTGATGGCGCACCCATAGAGACAGACAGCAAGTGGACGATAGAAATCGTAGGAGCAGGCGATGCCGCTGAAGCCGGGCAGTGATAAAAAGACTATCCAAGAGAACATCCGCAAGGAGATAGCATCAGGCAAGAAGCCAGAGCAGGCTGCCGCTATCGCCTACAGCCACGCCAGAAGGAAGAAGGGCAAGAAGCCCACGTTCGAATAATGCCCACCATGCAACTCCCCAAGAAGCTCCTGCCTTTTGCTCAGAAGCAGAAGCGCTTCAAGATAGCCATCGGTGGTAGGGGATCGGGTAAGTCAATGAGCTTTGCCGACATCTGCTTGATGGACGCTATGACTAAGGGTATCAAGACTGCCTGCTTCCGTGAGTTCCAAGTATCCATTGATGATTCAGTACACGCCCTGCTATCTGCCGAGATAGAGCGCCTGAACCTTCCGGGCTTCGAGATACATAACAACCAGATTCTTTATGACGATGAACCCGTGTTCCGGTTCCGTGGGCTGGCAAGGAACCCGGAGGGCGTGAAGTCTATGCATGGCTTCCAGAGATTCTGGGTAGAGGAAGGCCAGACCATCAGCTTTAACTCGCTGAAAGCCCTGACCCCAACGCTCCGTGAAGAAGGTTCAGAGATATGGATCAGCGCCAACCCCAGATCAAGCGTGGATGCTTTTAGTCAGAGATTCCTGAAGCCCTACGAGAAGCAACTGCGCCGGGATGGATACTACGAAGATGATCTGCATCTAATCATCTGGTTGAACTACGATGACAACCCACTGTTCCCCGCAGTTCTTGAGGACGAGCGCCAGCATGACCAGCAGACCATGTCTAGCGCCCTGTACCGCCATGTCTGGGAAGGCGAGTACTTGGATCAGGTGGACGACTGCATCATCCCGGTAGAATGGTTTAATGCAGCTATTAATGCCCATACCAAGCTGGGCTTTGAGGCTACAGGCGCAGTGATAGCCAGCCATGACCCAAGCGATGAGGGTGGCGACAGTAAGGGCTACGCAGTGCGTAAAGGCTCAGTGGTGCTGGATGTCTGCGAGAAGATCACAGGCGACAGCAACGAAGGAATGGACTGGGCGCTTGACCGTTGCAGGCGGGACGGCGCAGACTGGTTCGTATGGGACTGTGATGGGCTGGGCATCAGTCTGAAGCGTCAGGTTGACCAAGAGCTAGAGAACACGAAGGTTGAAAGGTTTATGTTCAGGGGTTCAGAGACACCTGACGATCCTGCTGTGCCGTACAGTGGTAAGGATAGCAAGACCAACAAAGATACGTTCGTGAACAAGCGAGCGCAGTATTGGTGGAAGCTACGCGACAGGTTTGAGGCTACCTACCGGGCAGTCGAAAAGAAGCAATACATTGACCCTGATGAACTGATCTCACTGTCACCAGATATTGATAATCTTGACCAACTGCGGAGTGAGGTCTGCCGGATTCCACAAAAGCGCAGTAACAATGGTAAGATACAGATAATGTCGAAGATTGATATGGCTAAGAAGCCATACGAGTTGCCATCGCCTAACATGGGTGATGCGTTGATGATGTCAATGTTTTCGCCAAAGGCTAAACGGGCTGAAGTGGCAAAGATAAATTTTACAGGATGGGCTAACAATGGCTGAATACGATTACGAAGAAAAACCAGAGCGCAAGGGCGACTCTGACGAGAAGGATAGCTACAGTTATGATGACCATCAGAGCGTAATGAATATGCTGTCTCAGGCGCAGGCAGCAGACCACGATAACCGTGAAAGAGCCAGAGAAGCCCATCTGTTCATTGACAAGCGTGACGGTCAATGGGAGCCATACTGGTGGAATGCGAATACCAACAAACCCCGCTATACATTCGACATGGTATGTCCTATAGTCGATCAGGTTTCGGGTGAGATCGAGCAGGCAGACTTTGATATTCGTGTTAGCCCTGCTGGTGGTGATGCTACCAAAGAGATCGCACTGACATACGATGGGATAATTCGCAACATCGAGAATCTATCCAACGCCAAAGAAGTGTATTCAAGTGCAGCTAGAGGCTGCATCATATCGGGATACGATGGATGGCGCGTCTCTCAGAAGTATGTAGACGACAACTCTTTTGACCAAGACTTGTGCATCGAGAAGATTCACAACTTCATAGACCGGGTCTGGTTCGACCCTGCCGCAGAGAGGCAGGATAAGAGCGATAGCCGTTACGCTTTCGTTCTCCATGCTGTATCCCAAGACGAATTTAAAAGACGCTGGCCTGATGCTAAAGGCGAATCTGTCCCTGATGACCGGGACGGTGACGCATACTTTGACAAGGCTGAAGTAACCATCATTGGTGAGATGCTCTATGTTGAGAAAGAGGATCGTGAACTGGTGATGATGTCCAACGGTCAGACCTATGAGGTCAATGAGGACTACCAGAAGGTAGCTGACGACATGGCTGTGCTTGGCGTTACAGAGGTTAAACGCAGAACCCGTAAGGTTACGAAGGTCTGCTCCCGGTTCTTTGATGCCAAAGACTTCTTGGATGAGAAGCGTGAGACTGTATTCAACACGATCCCTGTTATCCCCGTCTTTGGTAACTACAAGATATTTGAGAACAAGACAATCTATTGGGGTGTCGTTGAGAAGCTAATCGACCCACAGCGTGTCCTGAACTACTCAATGAGCCGTGAGATCGAAGAAGGCGCACTAGCACCACGGGCTAAGTATTGGATGACACTGGCACAGGCGGCAGGCCATGAGGATACACTGGCTACCCTGAACACCAACTCCGATCCGGTACAGTTCTACAACGTAGACCCAGAATCTCCAGCAGTGCCACAGCAGAACGGTGGCGCTCAGATCAACCCCGGACTCCGCACTATCTCTGAAGCCATGCGTGGCATGATTGGATACGCTGCTGGTATGTTTGCCGCCAACATGGGCGACAATCCCGGCTTGCAGTCAGGTGTAGCGATACGCCAGTTGCAGGATAAAGGCGACAACTCCACATACAAGTACAACAAGGCCGTACAGTCTGCCATTGCCGCTACAGGCAAGATTCTCGTTGACGCAATACCAAAGGTCTACGATACAGAACGCACCATGCGCGTCTTGTATGAGGATCAGAGCTACGACATGGAAACCATCAACCAGCGCGTGATAGACAACGCCACTGGTGAGATTGTTACCCTGAATGACTTGTCTCAGGGCATCTATGACGTAGTGTGTAAGGCTGGCCCCAGCTTCAAGAATCGTCAGCAGGAAACGCTTGAGATGATTATTGAGATGGCGAAGGTTGACCCGACTATCATGCAGATCGCTGGCGACATTATGATGCAGAACATCAATACACCTGCCGCCGACTCCATAGCAGAGCGTAAGCGCGACCAGATGCTCAAGGCTGGCCTGATCCCGATTTCCCAGCTAAGTGATGAAGAACAGGCCCAGATGCAACAGCAGATGGCCCAGCAGGGGCAGCAGCAAGACCCGGCAACCATCATGGCGCAGGCAGAGATGGGTAAGGCACAGGCTGAGATGATGAAAGCCCAGATCGAGCAGGCGAAGGTTCAGAACGACCAGATGAAGCTGCAGCTAGAGGCTCAGAAAGCCCAGCTAACGGCAGAGAACGATCAGGCCGATAATCAGGTTGACGTATTCAAGGCCCAGACTGATCGCATGAACACGCAGATCAAGGCGCAGGAGGCTGGAGCCAAGATCACCAAGGAGGGCGTACAGACCGAAGGCGTACAGCTTGATAACGTCAAGAAGGCGCAGGAACTAGCTAATCCAATGATAGGAATGTTTAGGCGTGGCTGAAACGCAAACAGCACTGAGACAATATGAGTATGGCGGGAACGGCTTGTTTGGGTTCTTTATGCCTGAACGAAGGGAAATTCTATCGCCAGAGCAGCGGTTGGATATGGGCTACACAAGCACAAGGCGTGGCCCCGGAATCAAACAAATATCTATCCCAGCAAAGTTAGGCGAACCAGAAGTTGGTTTTGAATATATGCCTGCCTACCGAGCAGGCAAAAGCGCACTAAACGCAGTTATCAACCTGTTCACAGACCCACCAAGTTTAGATGAGGCGAAGGAAGCTGGTATAAACATCCTTCAAGGCATAGATCAATCCATAAAAGACCAGTATACCGCTGGTGCTTTAGGTGGTAGGGCATACAACCCGGAAACCGGACAGGTCACAGAGTTTGATCCTGTTACCCCTGCGACCATGCTTGCTCCAACAGGCTTCCTTTCATCTGCCGCTAGAACACCCGGCTCCACAACCCTGTTTAGCTGGGGTGGCCCCATGTCAAGAAAGGCCGATCAAGAAAAGCTGTTTCAGGCAAATAGGATGGAGGATGCAGGTAGTACGGCGGAGGAAATAAAGAACGCGACAGGCTGGCAACGCAATCTAGATGGTGAGTGGATGTATTGGATTCCGGATAATAAGTCGCAGATACAATCCACAAAGATGCGCTCCGATATGCTTGGCTTGGAAGCAAGCGATAAAGAACTAGCCTTACAAGATGAAATGTTTCAGGGTATACATTCGTATTTCCAACGCCCCCTTGGAGAGATACTAAAGCATGAGGAACTTTATGAGGCATATCCAGAACTAGCTAAATACCCGGTTTCTTATAGGTTTGATAATAGTTCAACTCGCGGGAGCTTTAGCCCGTACAACCAAGACATCACACTAAATGTCAGAGATAAAGATAAGTCGCGCACTGGAGTGGTAGAATCTAAAAGCACGTTGATGCACGAAATAAGCCACGCTATATCTGACATTGAAGGTAGAACCGGGGGCGGTTCGGTAGCCGCAGCGCCACAGATAGTTGAAACAGCCGAGCGGTTAGCGAAAGCCCCTTATGAAGATGCCTACATAAGATACAACATTGCTGATAATGAAATGGGCGCTTTATTCAAGGTAAGCGAATATCAAGATTTAGAGAAATTTGCTCAATCTGATGACTTGGAAGGTTTCTTGAGGCATCCGCTATTTAATAAATACAGCGGAGCGATTTTAAGCAGGATGTCTACACCAAGTGGCCCTGCGGAAAATGAAGGCTTTTTCGATGAGGTATTAAGAAAGATCAGGATGTACGAAGTGGCGAACATGGACTCTGAAAAGTCTCATTTTTATAATAAAGGGGTATCTTCATCCCCTGAAAGAACCAAACGCAGAATTAAAGATTTAAGCAAGCGAAAAGAAGAAAATAAAGAATCCCATGACAAATGGGATCAGTTAAATAGAAAGTATTCAGACTTGCGTATGATGGGCGGTCAGGGCCAATACTCTTTAATAAATGACGAATATCTTGCCAGAACAGTGCAAAAGCTAATGGATGACAAGCGATCAACCTACGATATACCGCTTTATAGGCAGGTAGAAGATATGGATACGGATAGATTTGTGCAAGCCGTTGACTACGAAAAAGCTCTTTTTGAGAACCCGTACACAAAAGACAATACTATTAGACCCCCTTATAGGGGTAGGCGGTAATATAAGACTATTGCTGTGTCACTGTAGACAGTGATACACTAGCAGAAGGAACGTGGCCTTACCACGGCAGGAACGCGACCTTATTCGCGGCATTTACCTATAAGGGCAACATTATGAACGAGATGCAACCAGACGATTACGTTGAAGAATCTGACTCCGATCAAGTTGAGATTGAAGATACGCAAGAGGCTGAAGATCAGGACGAAGGTCTTGATTCCGAATCATCACCGGACTCTGGGGAATCCCAGAAACAAAAAGTTGTTTTTTCGGAAGAACAGCAGAGAATCTTTGACCAAGCTATTGCTGAGAAAACCCTGAAGTTTCGTGAAGCGGAACGTAAGGCTCAAGCATTAGAAAGGGAAAGGGAAGAATTACTGCAAAGGATGCCGAAAGAGGAGCGACCGCAAGTTCCTGAAATGCCTGACCCATTTGCTATTACCGATGAGGAATACAAAAGGGCGGTCATAGAAAGGGATGAGCAACTTAAAAAGGCTGCGGCTTTTGATGCACAACAGCGTTACTTGCAAGAGCAACAGATGCAGTTGGCAGAGGAAGAGCAGCGTAAGCAACAAGAGGCGTTCAATAGCAAGATTGAGACATACGCTACCAGAGCTACCCAGATGGGTATAAAGCCAGAGGAACTGCAAGTAGCTGGCGCTACAGTAAGCAACTTTGGTATTCAGAACGACTTGGTCAACTTCATTATAGAGGACGATCAAGGCCCACTGATTACCAAATATCTTTCGCAGAATCTCATGGAGTTAGAAGCCATCAGGTCACTAAGCCCAATGGAAGCCGCTATCAAGATTGCCACTGATATTAAGCCGAAAGTTGCTGCTCTTAAACCCAAGGTAAATCAGGCTCCTGAACCTGTTGAAACGCCGCAAGGCGCAGGAATATCCCCTAAGCCAAAGGGGCCAAAAGGAGCCACATTTGAATAAGGTGACTTAAAATGGCTAACAATCTTAATAGTAACGTAACTCGAAAGGTCGCTCGCGTCTTTCTTGATGCGTTTGAATCTAACAGGGTTGTCACTAAGACTGTTGATACTCAGTTGCTTTCTGGAAAGTTCAATCCTTCCAGTGGTTCAACTGTAGACTTCAAACGTCCACATGACTACAACTCTATCCGTACTTCTGGCGGTGACATCAGTTCTTCTACTAAGTCTGACATCATTGCTGGTAAAGCAACTGGTACTGTTCAGAACTACTTCACTGTAGCTACCGAATGGGGCAACGTAGAAGAAGCTCTCGAACTAGACCAGCTTGATGAAATTCTGGCTCCTATGGCTCGCAGAATCGTTACCGACTTGGAAGTTGATCTTGCGTCTTATATGCTCAAGAACGCTTCTCTCAAGTATGGTTCACACGGTACTGCCGTTGACGCTTGGGGCGATGTTGCAGGTGCAGGTGCTTTGATGGACAGCTTGGGTGTACCCATGTCTGCCGACAAGTATTACCTGATGAACCCTTTCACTACTACTAGCTTGGCTTCTGCTCAGAACGGTCTGAACGCTGCCGATGGTCTGGTACGTACTGCTTGGGAAAAATCGCAGATTTCCAGCAACTTTGGTGGCATGATGGCTATGACATCAAACGCACTGTCCAGCTTCACATCTGGCACTGGTGCTGACCGCGCTGGTACTCTGTCTGCTGCTCCTGACGCAACTTACGTTACTGCTAAGGACACCATGACTCAGTCTCTCGCCGTGACTGGCTTCCAAGCCAACATGGTTGTTAAGGCTGGTGACATGGTCACTATCGCTGACGTAAATCGTCTGAATCTGGACACCAAGCAGCCTATGATTGATGCCTCTGGCAACAACGTAGCTTGGACTGGTGTTGTAACTGCTGACGTTACTCTGAACGGCTCTGGCGCAGGCACTCTGGTAGTCGCTGGCCCAGCCATCTATGAAGCCAACGGTCAGTACAACACTGTTGACGCAGCCCCGGCTAACGGCGCTGTTGTAAACATCCTGTCAGCTTCAGCCACCCTGTATCAGCCGAACTTGTTCTTTGTTAAGCAGGCATTCGGTATCGGTACTGTCAAACTGCCGAAACTGTACGCTACTGACACTATTGCTACTACTAGCGATGGTATGTCAATCCGTGTTACTAAGTACGCAGACGGTGATGCCAACACCCAGAAAGTACGTTTTGACCTGTTGCCAGCATACGCAACATTCAACCCGTTCTTCGCTGGCCAAGGCTTCGGCGTATAACCAATAGGGGATAGGGGGCTTCGGCCCCCTTAACCTTATGGCCACCAAGAGAACCCCCGCAAAGGGGAAAGCCAAAGTTAAAGTTACCGCATCTGGTAAGAAGGTCAGCTATGGACAGGCTGGCAAAGCATCAGATGGCGGCCCCAGAGTGCGCCCCGGCACAAAAAAGGGCGACTCGTATTGCGCAAGATCAGCTGGGCAGATGAAAGATTTCCCCAAAGCTGCCAAAGACCCCAACTCCCCACTAAGACTTAGCCGTAAGCGCTGGAAGTGCAAAGGCTCAAAATCTTCAAAGGCGAAATTTGAATAATGGCTACAGTAGCGCAGGTCGCAAAGGCGGCATTACAACGGATACTGGTACAGGCTTCAGAGGCATCGTTAGAGCCTGATGAATACCAAGACTTTATATTCGCCCTGAACAACTACATGGGCGAACTAGACGCGCAGGGTATCACGCTTGGCTATACTACCGTCAGCGATCTTGGTGATGAGGTAACGATCCCGACCGGCGCGTTGCGTGGCCTGATCGCTAACATGGCCATTGAGGTCAGCCCGGATTACGGTGGTGTTGTTAGCACTGGGTTAATCAAAGCGGCCCGCGAAGGGTTGCAGACAATGCGCCTGCTTGGGCAGCACATATCAGAAACCAAGCTGCCGTCTACTCTGCCGATTGGTTCTGGCAATGACGATCAAAGCTGGGGAATCAGCGGACACTTTTATCCAGAAAGCGAAGAAAGCATTCTGGCTGAATCTACGGGTGCTATAGGCTTGGAGATAAATACCAATGGTTGATAGAACACAGGGCCGCAAGAAAAGCGAATTCGTTGCCAAGTCATCGGTTGATGCTGGCAGCTATCTTGATTACTTTGTAAACGGCACGAACTACAAGATCTCGTATGATAACTTTGTTAGTAATCTGGGGGTAACTGGTTCAATAGCGGCCAAGGGGCCGGGAACTGCCGCACCTGTATTAACTGCATCAGGGAGTGTCAACTACATCCGTGGCATTGAAGATGGCCCCGGCGTGGTTGCCAATATCTCCGCTAATGATGGAATAAAGATCGAGCATAGCTTTACCGCCGACACCACTGGAACCCCGCTATTTCTCAACACAACATCGCAGAACCCCGTGGTTGCAAGTCTGGTTGCTGGTGACGGTATTTCTTTGACCGCTACCAGTAATTACATCACAGTCGCCTCTACGGCGACCCAGACGTATGGCCAAGTCACTATCCACGGCAATTCTACAGCGACCGCTATAGCCGCTACGAATACGCCAGTGCTTGTGGCTGGAACATGGGTGGTTGGCAGTGTATCTAACTTCACCGCTACCACTGGCGGCAGGCTGACCTACACCGGAGCTCCTGATTATACTGCTGGGATTGTTGTATCTGTCACGCTAAAGCCAGCCACGGCTAACAATCAGACCTTAATTGCCCATATAGCCAAGAACGGTACGGTAATCAGTGAGGCCAAAATAAGCCGTATTGTTGATGCTGCATCTTCAGCTAACGTATCCCTTAGTTACAATGTAGCTTTGTCTACAAACGACTACGTTGAACTATATGTATCTAACGGTTCAAGCACAGACAACATTGTGGTAATTGATTCTCTATTCGGAGCGCATTGATGCCAGTTACCCAGCTGCCAATAGCCAACGGATTCTATGTTAGCGATTCCCTGCCCATATCGGCGCAGGAATGCACCAACTGGTATCCGAACATAGCGCAGGGTCAGGCGTTGTCTCAGGAAACCTTATTTGGCACTGACGGCGCTGAACAGGTAGCCATATCTGGGGAGATTCAAGATCAGAACCGGGGCGCGCACGAAATGGCTGGGAAGCCATACTTTGTCAACGGCGACAGCTTGTACCGTCTGGATGAGACGATAGTCGGAACAGCTGCAACGTACAGCCTGACCAGAATTGGCGAAGTGTCTGGCACTTCAAGAGTGTCAATGGCTGACAATGGTACGCAGTTGATGGTTCTTGTTCCGGGCGGTGACGGATATATCTATAACCACGTTACCGATACTTATGCACAGATTACAGACAGCGATTTCACAGCCAACGGCGATCCACAATATGTTGCGTTTGTTGACGGTTATTTCGTGGTCACAACTGACAGCAAGAAGTTTATTGTAAGCGCCCTAAATGACGGCCTGAACTACAATGCGCTGGACTTTGGTACAGCAGAATCTGACCCGGACGATATAGTCGCCCCTGTCGTATTTAAGAACCAGTTGTTTATTTCTGGCGGGCAGACGTTTGAGGCGTTTCAGAATATCGGCGGTGCAGACTTCCCCTTTCAGCGAACTGGTCTATTCTTGCAGAAGGGTTGTTATGCCCCGAACTCGATAGTGAACTCGCAGGATACGTTTATGTGGGTCGGCGGTGGTGAGAACGAATCACCGGCAATCTGGGCGCTGAATGGCAACAGCACTGTCAAAGTATCCACAACCGCTATTGACTCAATCTTGGCCGGTCTGACCGAGACTCAGGTATCAAACATCTACGCTTGGGCATACGGTCGCAAGGGCGCTTATTTCATCGGGTTCGCTCTACCAAATACTACGCTGGTCTACGATATAACCACCCAGCGCTGGCATGAGAGAAAGTCTTACATTGACGGCTCGCTCGGCGCGTACCGTGTGGCCTCCATAGCGAAGGCTTACGGTAAGATATTCTGCGGGGACAACGTGGACGGCAGGATCGGAGAATTGACCGCAGACGTTTATACAGAGTACGGAAACACCATTATCAGGCGTGTTGCCACTCAGCCGTTTCAGAACAATATGCAGTCGGTATTCTTCCCCAGCTTGGAACTTACCGTTGAATCCGGTGTCGGGAACGATGCGGTGACTGACCCGCAGATCGTGCTGGAGCGCAGCAAGGACGGCAAGACTTGGAGCGATCCTATTCCCAGAAGTATTGGCAAGATAGGCGAGTACCAGCGAAGGGCTATCTGGCGGCGTAATGGCCGTGCTGGCCGTTTTGAGGTGTTTAGGTTTACTTTGACTGACGCAGTAAAACCAGTAATTATACAGCTTACTGCCAACATAGTAGGTGGGGATAAGTGAGTAATCCCATACTTAATGTTGCCCAGCCTATCATTGGTAATGATGGTACAATGGAGCAGGCATTCCGTCAGTGGACGCAAGACGCATCGTTGAGCATCCCTATAGTCGGCACTGGCAGCCCGGAGGGTGTTGTTGAGGCCAGACAGTACAGCCTGTATCTGGACAGCGCAGGGAGCGCTGTATCAATCCAGTATCGGAAGATGCAGCCCGATATTGGTGGAGACAGGACTAGAGGATGGGTAGCGGTTTGAAATATAGAGGTGTTACAAAATGTTAGACGCATTATTAGCGGCTGCCACGCTGGCGACAAGTTTCTTCGGCGACAAGGAAAACCGCGAAGCCACGAAAGAAACGAATGCGGCAGAGTTAGCGCAACGAGAACAAATTCGCAAAGACATAATTAAGTATG